GTAGTAGCATTAGGTAAAGCACTACGGAGGTCTTACCAACATTGGCGTGTCCCAGAACGATGTTGAAGTTGCCTCTTTTGAATCTCAAGTGTGCATCAAGATTCCATTGCCCAAACTTCAGTCCCTCCTTCACCTTGCCCATTCGTACTTGGTCAAGTTTGTCAAAGACTGAAGCATAAGATATTTTAGCCATAGAGTGTTTAGATAAAGTCTTGAAATATAGGATTTGTTTGTGAATTAAGAATAGGTAGTCGTGTACTTATTACATACATTTCTAATGCCTTCCTCAATTTCTTCTCACAATATAAAAGACCAATTTTATAAACACCCTTTTTATTTAAATGTTGTTTTACTCTCTTTTTTAGACATATAGATTCGCCAACATATATTAGCAAACCATCTACATCATACAATAGATACACACCACTTTCGTTAGCGTTAATATCTTTTATGAATTTAGCCTTATCTAAAAATAAACCTCCTTTTAATCCATAATTAAAATCATTTTCTAATTCATCAAACAACGATACGAAATCAATTTTGGCAGAGGAATTGTCATAATTTTTTACATCCGCTCTTATTTCAGTAGAACGCAGAATATATGTAGATTCATTTTTCTCACGATATTGCAATGCGTAAGAAATTCGTTTTTGCAGATTTTCTTCTCTATTTTTTTTTCGTTTAATTGAATTTAAACGAGTTTCAAAAACCTGTTGTCTTGATTGTTTCATAAGTGTTTAGGTGTTAAAAAAGGGAGCGCAAATGCGCCCCCCTAAAATTTAGAATGGTAGTCCATCAGCATCTACAGGTTCTTCTCTTCCCTGAAAATGTTGCTGATGAGTAACTTGGGCTTGGGCTGCGCCCTTTTTCATTACCCAATCCGCAAATGTTTGTGCATTGGCAATAACTTGTTGAGGTGTACCCCCAAGCTCGGCTGCTGCCTTGAGTGCAGTTTGGCGAATAATGCTCTCGTCTTTTGAGGTGTGCGATCCACTTGGTGCTGAACCTCCAGAAGTAGGTGCAGCGTATTGAGGGTTTACAGGCTTGACCGTGTAGTAGGTCTTGCCGTTGTACTCTCGTGGGATGTAGTCGTAGGTAGCCTCTTGACCCACTACGAACTTGTTTTGGTTCTCGGACTTGGAATTGTACTTTCCGTTGTCTCCGTTCTCAAATGTTACATAGAACCCATATAGAGTTCCGTACTGCCCTGTGTAGGGCTGACCTGCGGACTTGATGTCCTTTACAATAGATGTTTTAGTCATCGTTATTTAATTTAGTTAATAGTTCAAAGTTAATAAAAATGTTTACTTCTCAAAGAGGGGATGTAACTTTTCTGCTATTGCTTGTACTACATCTACAGTTACTGCGTTACCACATTGCTTGTAGCGTTGGGTGTTGCTCATCTCTTTGACCTCACCATCGTAGTTACCATATTGGGTATGGTTATCAGGGAATCCCTGTAGCCTCTCACACTCTATAGGTGTAAGCCTACGGATGCGGTAGCCATTAAACAAAGCAGAGTTGTTATGATGAGGTTCTACTAAACAAGGTGACTCATCCTTTACACTACGATTGTGCAAGTCCATCATCTTTGGCTCACCTTCCTTAAAAGCATTTGGGTTCTGCTTTATAGTCTCGTTAACCTTCTTATAGTTGTAGTTTGTTTCTAATTGCACAAATTGGTCGGTGTTGCCTCCTTGTCCACTTGCGGTATGTATTGTTCCTGCCGTGTCTTTCAAGTGTCGGTCAGTAACCTTCCCTTTGGCATCTCTTGAGTATCCTATGATCTTGGGAGTAACTACCGCTTGGTTGCAAGAGGTTTCAAGTGTGTTGGCTTTACCCTTACCTACTCTACCTCTACGAGTCTCACTATTAGGATTAGATAGGTTGATACTATCTCCTTCTTCTGCTACCTCATATCCTGTAGAAGTCGCTGACTTTACTTTAATATAGTCTGCATCACTTGGAAGTTTATAATATCCAGCGACAAGTGTAGAGGCTTTATCAGCATCACGCTCATTACCTCTCTTGTCGGTAATTCTAACTTTAGTAGGGTCTTTGTAAGAACAAGCACTCAATGTGGGTGAATCTCCATTATCGCTATAGATAATACCTTGTTGTCCACCTGTACCTCTATGACCTATTGCTTTAACCCTTGAGCCTGTATTTGTTGCATTGCTTTCTCCGATAGGAAAAACTCCTCCCCAATCTCTTCTGGCTTCTGCAAGATGTCCGACAAGGTATATCCGCTCTCGGTTTTGGGGTAGAAACCACGATGTATTAAGCAGTTGCCATTCAAGTCTATAGCCCCCAATGTTGGCAAACTCTTGGAGGATTGCCGCAAAGTCTGCGCCATCGTTTGAGGAGAAAGTTCCCTTAACATTTTCCCAGATAAAAACTCGTGGTCTGCATTCGTGGATAAGGCGTATTGCTTCAAGGATAAGGCTTGATCGTTCTCCTTCCATCCCTTTACGCTTTCCAGCAAGACTAAAGTCTTGGCAAGGACTTCCAAAGGTGATAAGGTCAATTCTTGGTAATTCGTTTCCTCTAATATTGACAACTGAACCGACATAGGTACTATTTTTAAATTGGTGTTTGTATACTGCTATTGCGTGTTTGTCTACTTCCGAGAAGTAACTGTTGACTTTGAATCCTGCTCTCTCAAATCCCAAGTGGAATCCACCGATACCTGAAAAAAGGTCTAATTGATTAATTTCCATAGGCGTAAAAAAGGAGGTGGGTCAGTCCTCCGCATTCGTTAACACACAATCTACGAGGGTAACCCTAACCTCGCAATAATTCTTTTCAACTGTTGGGTCAAATACGATAGTAAGTTTGTGGTAGTATTTAGGACTATCGTCTGGAATCCATCCATTAGCAACGAGAGTATCAGCAACAAACTTTGAAACAAGTACATTATTGTCCACATCGGCACGAGTATTGTACCTAATATAGATAGTGCAGCTCTTTGCACTATAGTGGTCATAATCCGCCAACGCAGCCTCAACGATTTCTTTATAGCCATCTTTAATTTTTTTACGATATGTCCAATGTTTACCTGCATACAAACTATTTAGACTTATAGTTTTCGGCAATTTCAGCAGAAGTTCTACGGTATTCGTCATATGCCAAGTATTCTAATTCTTTTTCTAAATGATCTATAGCCTTTTGGATGTCTTGTTCCATAGGGTTGCCTTCTTTCTTACCTGCTCTTAACAGGTATGCGATAGCCACACCCAAGTTGTAATTATCTCTTTGAAAGTCCATACACACATCAAAGGCTTCAATGTCTTTGTACTTACCTAAATAGTAACTTGGTGTCAACTTCCGTTTGATGGTATTTTGCGAGTTGGGAGGAGTTCCCCCTGTATTGTAGTCTCCTGTCATCGTAGAATCCGAAGTGGAGGTAAAAGTGGTCTCGTAAAGTGATTTCGTTGATTTCATATTCTTCTGGGTATTCGGAGATATTATATTTCGGCTTCATCTTCTTTCACGCCTTCTTTATAGCATTTGAATTGGTCAAGGGTCACTTGTCTTGATAGTCCTCTTAACAAGAGGTTATCACGACATATCCAATCAGTCATCAATTGGAGTTCTTTCTCAAGAGCCTCTACACGAGCCTCACACAAGTTTAAGTATTGTTCTTTAATATCCATAGTTGTTTTGATTTGATACGAATGTAAACAAAAATCTTAACATACAACATACAGGAGAAAAAAAAAGAGGCGGATGCCTCTCTATATATATTTATATATATCTATATATAATAAGAGACCTATAGGTCTCTATATATTACTATATATTATAAATACTATATATACTATATCTCTTTATATATAATATATATATAGATATAAAAAAAGAAAGGTGGGTTACCCCACCAAACTTAAACACCAAATGTTATCAACGATTACTTAACACCACCTCTTTTATCAATAGAGCGTACTGCGAAGTAACCTCCTACAACGGTTACACTTAACATATTCCACAAACTGATCCAAGCAGGGTCTACCTGTAGGTAGCCCAACCCATCAAAGAAAGTAGTAATCACCAAGAAACTAATCACTACAATCAAAGTAAGTGGTCGTACATTTTTAGAGAGCCAACTATCACTCTTCATATCCGCTCTCCAACGAGAACTAATCTCGGACTCAATAGAAGCCTTTATAGCGGCTTTCTCCTCTGGAGTGGATACATACCTATCTACGACATTAGAAACGGCTTCTATCGTCTCCTGTGCGCTTTTTCCGAGTATTTTGTTTAGTAGTGGGTTCATTGCATTTGCATTTAGGGTTGCATTCCTTTGGTTGTGTCTCGCACCATTTACGATCCACAAGCTTCGCACTCTGGGTTGTCAATAGAACAAGCATTAGTGTTCTTCTCGCTATTCTCTAATTCATTTACAAAGTCCTCAAAGTCGTTTGAGAATCCAAAGTCAGTATCATTCATTCTTACCCTCTTTTACCATATTATACCATTTGTGTATCGTGTAACCCAACGAAGCGACAAGCAAGGCAAACTTCAAAGTGTCCTCAACTTGAGTGAAGGTTATCATAAAACTTGTGGCGTTAAAGGCGTAAACCTTCGCATCGTTTATAGTCATTCTCATCTCATCTTTGTGTAATGGGTTTTTCCATTACTGCGGTAAGCCCTTAAGACCTCTCCCCTGTTCTTGCCTCGTGTATACGAACAATGCACCCAATCGGGTTGCTTTTCGTCACCGTACTCCCATATGAGTTGGTCAAAGTCGGTGTGGTCTTTAAGATAACTAAAGACATCAGCGTTCGTAAGGTTTCCATATACATCTATATCTATTGCTTCCCCCTTACAATGTTGAGAGGTAGGGCTGCCACCAATAAGCCTGTTAAGTTCAGCAGAGCGATAACCAGAAGATACCGCAATAGGACATCCAAAATAATCACGCATAGGCTGAAAGATATTTTCAGCAAGAGCTTTGAGATTCTCCAAATGCTCAATAGTCGGTTCATTGGAGATTCCCTTTCGTTTAGCCGTTGCTGATTT